AATCCTTGGGAAACTAAAGATTCAGAAGAAATACAGGACTATTTAAATGAAAACTAATATAATATGTAGACTACAAGTTGAAGGACTACACTGGTGGTCAGAAGCAAGTAAATATGAACCCACAATGGTATACCTTGAATCAGTTCATAGGCATATGTTTCATATCGAAGTTAAAAAAGAAGTTTTTCACGATGACAGAGATGTAGAGTTTATCGTGTTTAAAAGAAAGGTCAAAAAGTATTTAGAAGATAAATACTATGATGAACAATATGATTGTTGTAACTTCAAGGCAAAGTCTTGTGAGATGTTGGCTAAAGAATTGTTAGAAGAATTTGATTTAGTGTATTGTTCAGTATTTGAAGATAACGAGAATGGAGCTGAAATCTATGGGTAAAATAATTTACTTACCTCTTGAACATATTGAGTCAAGATACACAACTCATATGGACAGAGATATATCAAATTATCTTGATAACTTAGATAGAGAATGTATCAAAGTTTATCCTGACATTCCTGTTCCTACAAGTATGAAGGCAGGAAGTTTTCTTGATGCTGAGTTTACAATTAGATTCAAAGCAGCTCAGATTGAAGAAGTGGCTAGATTATATCGTGAAGATGTGATTGATAGTGGAGATGTTATTTGGAGTTCTGATTTATGGCATCCAGGACTTCCCGAAAGTATAGCTTATATGAATTACTTTGCTAAGAAAGATGTAAAGTTAAGAGGACTTATTCACGCTGGTAGTTTTACTGATACTGATTTTGTGAGAGATATGGAACGATGGGCTAAAAACTTTGAAGATACTTTGTTTGATATTGCTGACGAAATTTATTGTGGTAGTGATTTTATAAAAAATGATATTATTAAAAAACGATTGATAAATCCTGACAAGTTAGTTGTAACTGGATTTCCTTTAGATACAGAAAATCTTGATAAAGTTGAAAAGAAACCTAAAGAAGATATAGTAGTATTCTCAGGTAGAAATGTAGATGAAAAACAACCTTGGTTATTTAAACAAATGGAAGATAGATTAGGTGATGTTATAGGTAGTACTCAGTTCATCAATACTCTTGAACATAACTTTTCAAAAGATGAGTATTATGATTTGTTGAGTAGAGCTAAAGTTGTAGTAAGTTTTGCTCTACAAGAAAACTTTGGATTCAGTATTGCTGAAGCTGTTTATCTAGGTTGTGTTCCTGTTGTTCCTAACAGATTGGTTTATCCTGAGTTTTATAGTGAACAATATTTGTATGATACTTTCGATACTGCTTGTGATAAAGTTAATATGGCTTTGAAAGGTAACTTATTAGCTCCATTACACGTTAGAGATTATCAAGAAGCTATGGAAAGGTGGTTCCGTGATTAAAACTAATTTTATTTATTTTCCTTCATTCTCAGCTGGTGAGATGGGTTCTAACTTTGTAAAAGACCATCGTTTCAGAAATGATATGACGATACGATTTTATAGTGAAGAATATCCTGAAGAGTTTCAACACAATCAATTATTGATTACAGCGGGAGCGCATATGTCAGTAAAAGATTACAAAAACAAAATGGGACTTACTGATAGAAATCTTGTTATGGGTGATTCAGGAGGATTTCAGTTCGCATCTGGAGCTCTCAAATGGGATTTAAAATATAGAGATAAAATCTTCAACTGGTTATCAGAAAATACTGATGTGGCGATGAACTTAGATTTACCTCCTCGTTTAAAGAACGAAGGTAAGTTTCACGAATGTTTAGATGTTAGTATTGACAATTTCAAATACTTTCAATCAAAACAAGATGGTTCTACAAAGTTCTTAAACGTAGTACAAGGTGATGACGAACACACTTACAAACACTGGTATGACCAAGTCAAAGATTTTGATTTCAATGGTTGGGGTATCGGAGGTGCTGGTGGTAGTCTTTATCGTTTTATGTCAGGTGTCCATGCTCTACTTCAAGGTAAAGAACACTTAAATCCTCGTAATGAATACTTTCACATTCTTGGTACTTCTAAAATCAGAGACTTCTTGATGTTGATTCAATTACAGAAATCACTTGAGGATATTGGTTCCAATATTGTTGTAACGACTGATAGTTCGTCTCCTGACAGAGCTGTCGTTTTTGGTACATATTACACACGATTTAGTATAAAGAAAGGTACATTTGAATCAATCAACTTTCCGAGTGAAAAACACAATCCAGACATTATAGAGTGGTTTAGAGAAACACCTAATCAAGATTGGCCTCGTATGACTGCTTTTGATGATGTACTTAGAGGACTTGTTTCTTGGAAAGATGTAGCTGATTGGAATACACAATGTACTATGGGTATGAGATTACATAACTTTTATGTATTTAAAGATGCTATCAGAATGGTAACTGAACTAATTTATGGACACGATTATATATTGGAACAAGCAGTAGATAGTGAAGTATATAAAGTATTGAGGTCCATTGATGATATGGTCAAGAGTGAAGACCCATCAAGAGTATTCGAATCATATAAACAACTTTATATGAAAATGAGTAATACTAAAAAACAACCTACAAATTCAACACACAATTTCTTTTAAGGAGAAAAAATGCAATTTACAGCAGAACAAATACAAGAAAATTGGGACAAACTAATCGGTATAATAGAAGATACCTTTGAAGGAGAACGAAAAGAAAATCTCTTGAAAATGTATGATTACTTTAAAGATAGAGCTATGTTCGCTCCTGCTAGTGGTGTTGTGTATTATCACAATGCGATACCTGGAGGTTATGTTGACCATATTCTTAACATTACAGAATGTTCTCAAAAAATATATGAGATGTGGAAAGAGATGGGAGCTCATACAGACGAATACACTCTTGAAAATGTTATCTTCTGTGCTCTTCATCACGACTTAGGTAAGTTAGGTGATATGAAAGAAGATTACTATGTACCTAACGAGTCTGAGTGGCATAGAATCAATCAAGGCAAAATGTACGAGTATAATGACAAACTACATTATATGACCGTTACAGACAGAGCTGTTTGGTTACTAACTCAGTTTGATATTAAAATGAATCAAATCGAATATTTAGCTCTACGATTGACTGATGGAATGTATGAAGATGCTAATAAAGGATACTTGATGGGATTCGGTGAGGGTAAAAATCTTAAAACAAATTTACCTTTAATACTACATCAAGCTGATATGATGGCCACAAGATTAGAAAAAGAACGTTATATGTTCAGTAAAGATTCTGATATTAATTATAGTGAGATTCTTAATCCTGAACTCAAAAAAGAACGTGAAGAACAAGAACAAAAATCAGTAAACACAATCAAAGAGGCTATCACTAAATCAGAAACTCCTGATATTTTATCAGAAAAGTCCAAAGATTTGTTTAACGAATTATTCGGAGATAAATAATGATAATAGAAATAGTATTAGGATTATTAGTCGTTATTGAGGGATATGTTATTTGGAACTTATTTAGAAAAACAGAATTTCTCGAAACTTGGGTAGAAGATTTTACACAAGTAATACAGCAAGTAGATACCGACTTAAAAGAAATTGATTCAACAGGACACTTTGAATCTGATGATGAGATTGGTAGTATATTTGAGGCTATCAAAGGAACCATAAAACAATTAGAAAGTTTTAAAGGAGAAGATGTAAATGCCAGTTAAAGTTGTCAAGAAAAAAAGACGTAAAAAAAGTAAAGTATATTTTGGAACACCTGTACAAAATGCTATCATTAGATACAATGAATGTTCAAGTCCCATAATACGAAATAGAATTTATCGTGAACATATAGCCGCTGCTTTTGATAAATTAGCTGAAAACTTAATTCACACATTTAAGTTTTACTATTTTGATTATCCTTTTGAAGAAGTTAAACACGAGGTAGTATCCTTTTTAGTAATGCAGATGCCTAAATATAAAGCTGACAAAGGTAGAGCTTTCTCATATTTTTCTGTAATTGGTAAAAATTATTTGATTCTAAATAATAACAATAATTACAAAAAGATGAAAACACACGATGAAGTCAAAGTATTAGATTTTAAACGAAATGTTCTGAGTGAGTCTATACAAGAGCAAGCTGATGAATTTAACATTCAGTTTGTAGACCAGATGTTAGAGTATTGGGACAATAATATTACTAATATCTTTCGTAGACAAAAAGATATTCTTGTAGCTGATGCTGTATTAGAATTGTTTAGACGTAGAAAAAATATCGAGAACTTCAATAAAAAAGCTCTTTATATTATGATTCGTGAAATGACAGGTTCTAATACTCAACATATTACACGAGTGATAAATCAAATGAAACGTTATTACTTCAATATGATGGAGGAGTTTTCTGCAGTAGGTGAGATTGATACCTCTAATACTGGTTCGATATTTTAATTTATGGCGACGATTGAGTAGCTGGTGCTCTCCTCGGTCTTCAACACCGTAGTGTAGTAGTTGATACTACAGGTAGGTTCGATTCCTATCCGTCGCCGCTATAAGCCAGAGTAGCTCAGTTGGTAGAGCAAGTGATTTGTAATCACTAGGTCGTAGGTTCGAATCCTATCTCTGGCTCAAACAAAAAAAGGGAAGCATAACACTTCCCTTTTTAAGTGTCCAATAGTGTAGGAATACTATTGTACTATTTCGCTCCTACTTTCGAAATAAACCCACCAACACCAACAAGGCGACGAGTCCGGCGAAACCCGATTCGCCAAACTTGTTTATGATGGATGTCAGGTTACCAATAACATTGACACCAAAGATACCACTTCCAAAGATAACTTCAGATATAGCACCTATGGTAACAAAAGATAACAATAGATGAGCTAAGTCATCAATGTATCCTTTGACCGTTGTTACGATTTCCTTCATGGTTTTCTCCCGTTAGTTAGAAAAAAAATAGGCTACCCAGTAATTTTGGTAACCGAGTAACCTCTAATAATAACTATATTGTAAACAAATAATAAATTCTTATATATATTTATATATTAAAGTTTTTAAACTACGATATATTTATAATTGAGTAATAACATTTAAGGTAGATTATGGCTATTGACTACGAAATCTTTGAAGGAAAATCTCTTTCGTCTCTTTTCAAAGACATTTACGACAATACAGAATATAACAAAAAACAACTAGATATACTTACAAAAGAACTTGTTCAGTTCATCAAAGATGGTGATACAGCTGTACAATTAGTTCCTATGATAAAAGAATATCTTGAAATCAACGTCAAAAACGATGACCAACTTGTTAAGATGGCTGGTATTGTACAAAGATTAATTTCAGCTGAAAACAAAGCTGGGTCTGAAAATGAGTTTGGTTTATCCGAAGAAGAAAAAACTCAACTATTAGCTGGAATGGAAGATACTATAAAAGACATTCAAATAGAATCAGACAAAATTCAAAATCGAATAGAATCAGTAAAAGGACAATAAATGTACAGAGAACGAAAGGGTGTTGACACGCATACTTCTATACCTTTAGACCGTTTAGGTACACCTCAACAAATTAGTTCATACATCAAAAAACTAATCAAAGCATCACAATATGATTTTCACGAAACAGAACCTGTTGTTGTGAGTAAAGTATATTTAAATGATACAGGACTACAAGGAGCAATCAACGGAAAATTTTCAGTCTCGGGTGATGAAGTTGATGAAGTTTTTCCTTTGATGCCACATATTCAGACAATACCTGTTGTTGGTGAACACGTCTTAACATCTGAGTATAATGGAAAACTTTTTTATTTTTCGATAATCAATAGAAAAAATTCAGTCAATGAAAATTCTATACCTGTTGATTTACCAACCAATACTAAATTTGGTAAGACCTTTACAAAAAAAGATATTAGACATATCGAGGTAAAAGAAGGTGATGTTGTTTTTGAAGGAAGATATGGTAATTCTATTAATATAGGATGTAATGATGCTAATAATTCACCAGTAATCAAGATAAGAGCGGGACAGACTCTTGATTCTGGAACTCGACAGATTACAGGAAAATCTGTAAAAGAAAATATCGATACAGATGCTTCTTCGATATATCTCACTTCAGATGGTTTACGTGATATTAAGTTTGATAATCAACAAATAACCGGAAAAAAAATACTAATAAAAAGTGATGGTATATTTATTAAAGGGAGTGATATTAGATTAGGAAGCGGTGATAATAATAATTTACAACCAGTGGTTAAAGGTAATGATTTGAAAGAATTACTTGACCCGATATTTGCAGCTCAACAATCAGTAAATCAGGCTATGATAGCTAAAAACACAGCAGAAATCATAGCATCATCACCAGGAGGACCTACACCGAATCCTAAAAAAGTTGTTGACTTGACAAAAGAAAATAAAACACTTGCACAACAAAATGTAGACTTACAAAATGCAATAAATAATTCCACTTATTTAAGTGATAAAGTAAAAACAATATAGGAGTTGTTATGACTAAAAAAGAACTTGTAAAGATAATACAAGAAGCGGTTCGTAGAGAAGTCAAAAAAGAGATAGAAAAGATATTTATTAAGGAGGAATCTTCACCCACTTTAGAATCAATGATTTCTAAACCCGAAGTTTCTGAACCTAAAAAACAAATCAAATACACAAAAGACGAAACTTTAAACAAAGTTTTAAACGAGACACGAGGAGGTCTTCCCCAACAAGGTAAGGAAGAATATCCTACTTTAGGAGGTGGTGTATTCGATACAAATCGTATGACTGAAATGTTAGGTTATGGTAAAAACGAAGAAGTTCAACGTGATATGGTAGCAGTCGATACTATGAAAAAAGCAGGTGTAACTTCTGAACAAGTACCCGAACACGTAACAAATGCTTTGACACGTGATTATAGTGATTTAATGAAAGCTATGAACAAGAAAGGTAATTAATGTCAGCTATTGAAACAGATTTAAATCCGAATAAAACCGTTGGATTAAAATTACCTTTAGGAAGAGATAAGTTCCATGATTTTGCTTTGACAAAAACTTCCTTAGAACAAGCTGAGTTTAATTTAAAAAATTTATTACAAACTTATATTGGTGAAAGACCAATGCAACCAACTTTTGGTAGTAAACTTTTGGAACTTTGTTTTGAACAACAAAATGATGAGTTACCAGAAAACATTGAAAAAGAAGTGAGACGTGCTGTCTCAGAGTGGTTAGATTACATTAATATTCAAAACGTTGAGACTTTGACTGAAGAAGGAGATTTAAATCAAATTTATGTCAAGATAGATTACTCAACGACATTGAATCCTAATACAATAAATCAAATCACAATAGATGCTTCTACAGGAGGATATTAATGGCTCGTTCAAGTATAAATAAAAATGTAGTTAAACAAGTAAACTATCTCAATAAAGACTTTTCAGATTTTAGAGATAGTTTGATTGAATATGCAAAGGTTTACTTCCCTAATACCTACAATGACTTTAATGAAGCTTCACCGGGAATGATGTTTATTGAGATGGCTGCATACGTTGGTGATGTATTATCGTATTACATTGATTCTTCTTTTAGAGAATCACTTTTAGCTTATGCTGAAGAAAAAAGAAATGTTTATACGATAGCACAATCATTCGGTTACAAACCTAAAACAACTTCACCTGCTGTAGCTGTTTTAGATGTATTTCAGACCGTACCGGCTGTCAATAATAAACCAGATGAAAGATATGCTCTTAATGTAAAAGCAGGAACAACTCTTCAAGCTGCTTCAACTGGTACACAATTCCGAACTATTGAAGATTGTAACTTTAAGTTCTCAAGTTCTTTTGACCCTAAAGAAGTAAGTGTGTTTGAAAACGATGGTAGCACAATAACAAAGTTTTTACTGAAAAAACAAGTTAGAGTTGAAAGTGGTAATATTACTACTGAAAAATTTACATTCGGAACTTCTGAAAAATATTCTCAAATCAAATTAGGTTCAACTGATGTGATTGAAATATTATCCTGTACTGATAGTGATAATAATAAATGGTATGAAGTAGATTCATTAGCTACTGATACTATTTTTGAAGATATGGAAAATAATTCAGTAACAGACCCAACATCGGTTGTGAACAGAGATGTGGCTCCTTACATACTGAAATTGAAAAAAACAGCACGTAGATTTACAACTTTTATTAACGATAACGATGAAACAATTTTAAGATTCGGAGCTGGTATATCGAGTAATCCTGATGAAGAGATTATTCCTAATCCTACAAACGTTGGTTCAAGTTTACCAGGTAGTCCATCAAAGTTGACAAGTGCTTTTGACCCAAGTAATTTTTTAAAGACAGAAGCTTACGGTTTAGCTCCCAGTAGAACAACTTTAACAATAGAGTATTCTCACGGAGGTGGTATCGATGATAATGTTCCTTCAAATGAGATAAATCAAATCACAAATATAGAGTATGAAATACAGGATGCTTTGTTAAATGCGAGCACCGTTACTGATAGTAAGAACTCAGTTTCGTTTACAAATCCTAGACCTGCTACAGGAGGTTCAGGAGGACAAACCGTACGTGAGACACGTGAGAGTGCGTTAGCCTATTTTCAGGCTCAAAGTCGAGCTGTTACTAAAGAAGATTATGTTGTGAGAGCTTTATCACTACCTCAAAAATACGGGAACATAGCAAAAGTTAGTATGGTACAAGATGACCAATTAAATAAATCAGTAGGTTTTGATGAACTTGAAAGGAAAGTTACTCAAGCAGATGTTGATGCAGGAAGAACTATTAAACAACTACAAGTAAAAACTCCTAATCCTTTAGCTATGAATATGTATACTTTAGGTTATGACACTAATAGAAATTTAGCTCCTATGAGTCAAATTGTAAAACAAAATTTATCAACATATTTATCACAATTTAGATTAGTAACGGATGCAGTAAACATAAAAGATGCTTATGTTATTAACATAGGTATAAACTTTTCAATTTTAACAAAAGCCGGGTTTAACAAAAACGATGTTTTGTTACAATGTGTAGCAGCAGTTCAAGATTTTTTCAATACAGACAGAATACAAATAGGACAACCTATTGTTATCTCTGATATAGCTTACGAACTATCATTGATTGATGGTGTAGCATCAGTAGTGAAACCTGTCGAAAATAATCCAAATGATTTACCGATTGTGATTGAAAACAAATATAAAACAACTGAGGGGTATTCAGGAAACTTCTATGATATTGCTAGTGGTATCATTGATGGTGTATTATATCCTGCTTTAGACCCAAGTATTTTCGAAGTCAAATATCCTGATTCCGATATTAAAGGAAAAGTAGTCGGTGATAACTTAGGTATAGTGGAGTAACTAAATGCATTATTTTACATTCGCAGAAAAAGACGCAACTTTATATGAACAAAGTGGTAGTTTAAATTCAGGATTAGATGAGATATTAGAAGTACGAAAAGACGTTAGTCCTTCAGGTGAAGTCGTTACCGTTTCTCGTATTATGATTAAATTTGATTTAGACCCTATTTCAAAATTAAAAAATCAAAATGTTATAAAAGACAACGCACAATACTTTTTAAATTTATTTGATGCTAGACCTACAGCTTTAGCTACTTCTCAAAGTTTATATGCTTATCCTGTAAGTCAATCCTGGACAATGGGTGATGGACGTGCTTATGATGACCCAGTAACTGCTGAAGGTTGTAGTTGGAATTTCAGACACGGTGAAACAGATGGTAAACTTTGGTCAGAGGAAACTTCTTCAGGAGGTTCTTGGTATTCTAATAATGATGGAGCTTATGAGATGTCTCATTCATTCGGAGTTAAGTCTTCTGATATGAGAATGGATGTAACAGGTGTTGTAAATGCGTGGTTAGATGGGACAATTCCTAATGAAGGTTTTATTGTTAAACGAAGTGGAAGTTTTTTGGATGCATCATCTCCATATTCAGGTTCTTTTGGAAATAATGATAGTGGAAGTGATGAGGGTAACTCTACAAGATTTGGTAATTTTTCATTCTTCTCAACTGATACTCATACAAAATATCCTCCAACTCTTGAAGCGGTTTGGGACGATTCAAAATGGGCAACAGGTTCATTAAGTCCTCTAACAAAAGGTAATATCGAAGATATGGTTATTTATATGAAAGGCCTCAGACCAGAATATAAAGAAAAATCTATAGCTAAATTTAGAGTCGTAGGTAGAGAAAGATTTCCTGATAAAACATATTCAACAACTGCTGATAATTTATCGGTAAAATATTTACCAAGTGGTTCATCATTCTATTCTATTACAGATGCTGAAACTGATGACGTAGTTGTTCCTTTCGGTAGTGGTTCGAAATTGAGTTGTGATTCAGACGGAAACTATTTCCTACTTAGAATGGATGGTTATCAACCTGAAAGATATTATAAAATAGAATATAGAATACAAAGTGGTAGTACTACTGATGAAGAGACTGACCAGTATTTTGATGAAGGATTTACATTTAAGGTAACTCTATAATGCCATACACAAAACAAGAATTACAAAATGTTGATTTTTATCAAGATTTTGTAAACAGATTACGAAACACATATCTTGAACAAATCAAAGATTACGCTAATAGACCGATACCTTTTGGTGATGAAAATACAGATTTATATTTATTTGAGGACATCTTAACTGGTATGGGAATAGAAGATGCTAATGTTTCTCAGGATAGTATCTATAAAACATTTCTTACACCCGAACAACAAAATTTTTCAAATTCTTATCAAACAAAAAAATATTCTATCTATGATAAATCCGAGTTATTAGAAAAAACTATTGAGAGAAACATATCCGAACTATCTGAACTCAAAATTGGTAAAAAACTACCTGAAAATATCGAAAATGGAATGGTAGTAACTAATGATAAAGCTGACGATTCACGAAGATGGTTAATCGAAAATAATACCAAAAGAGAATTTTCAGATTTAGGTACATATTATGCTACTGATTACTCCTTAGTAAAGTTAGAGACGTTCAATCAAAGTATTATCGATAGTATTGTTACAGGAGATGACATACAATAATGGCTAGATTAAATCAAAAAGATTCTGATTTACTTAATACTAATCAAGTAATTGATTTAAGTAGTCAAAAGTATGCCTATTTAGGAGGTGAGTTTGGTTCGAATACCAATGATTATATTGAAGTGTTAATATATTCAGGTGATAATTTTTTAGAATCAGGTGTTGTAGAATCAACTGATTACACAAATGACGGAACCAACGGTATCAAAATTAAAACAGGAACAATTCTTAGAAAAATGGGATATGACCGAGGAAAGTATAATGTAAAGTTTAACTTTTTTAGAAAGTTAGCGGGTTCAAACGAAACACTTTTAGTCGATTCTTCAGGTAAAGTTTACAGAGGTGAGTTTCATACGATGTCTGATGGTAGTGTTATGTCAGGAGCTCAACATTCAGATGCGTCATATCAGTTATTTATAAAAGAAAACAAATATCCTATTCAAGAAATATCACCTTCTCGAAATGAAGTTCGTCTTATAGCACAAACTATTAAAGATAATGAATACAAAGATAATTTTAAAGATAGTCAAGTTTTGAGAAAAAAAATTCAAATCAATAATGTAGCCGAGTTTATTTCGGACGGTGATTCAACAAAAAGAGATTCACTAAGAATGAAGTTATCAGGACTAACAAGTAAGTTTAAAAACGTACAAAGTTTAGTAGGAGGTTATGTTTATTTACCTAATGCTTATATTGAAAGATTAATCCCCCCTCCTCCTGCTCCGGACGGTACAACAGGAGCATTAACTGGAGGTGAAGTTGAAAGTGAACTCGTACAAGCTAACTTTATAATTTCAGATGAAAGTCAAGCTACACGTAGAAGAGGTGATACTACATTTAAAAAGATATACGATATTTTTAAAGATGGTTATCCAACAGAAGATTTTTTACGTGAAAAAGGATTTACTGGTGATTATGGAGCTATGTTAGGTCAGGTGATAGGACATCAAGAAGGAAAAGGTAATGTAAACGTAATTAGAAAACTTAATGAAGATAATATGGAAGTTCCTGCTTATGGAAAACAAGATATTATTACTCTTAAAAGTGTTTCGAGTAAACCAAACACTTCAACAACCTATACCTGGACATTTTATGGTTATGATTGGAACTCTGATGGAAAGTGGACAAAATTTTCAGATAGCAGAGATGATGTAACTATTTTAACTCCACCTTCCGCTGGTTTACAAGTAATTGATAAAGATAAAACAGATGGTAGTGAAGTAACAATAAGATTAGGTAGTTACAATTCACGTATAGGTGTCAGTTTAAAAATAGATACAAAGAATGAAACAAGTACACTTTCATTACCGGCTTGTATCGAAGTTGTAGGTAAGGGTGATTAATTATGGCAACTACAGCAGAACAATTTAGCTTAATTAGTTTAGACAAAGGACCTGATAATAGTTATACTGGTGATTTAATCAACACGGTTGAACTTGCTTTATCTGAAAATATTAGTGAACAAATTGAATTTTCTTATGTTAACTGGTATGTTTATAAGGGCCAAGAAATAATATATCAACGATTGGGTGAAGGATTTAATTTCTCTGTAAATATAGCTGACGTACTTGGTAATAATCCTGAAAATGCAGGTCAATATGTTGTACAAGCAGTTCTTGTATCATCTTCACGAGAAAGAGGTGAAATTGATGAGGGTTCTTTTGAGATTCAATTTACACTCAATAGTAAAGAGGAAACTTTACCTCAAGCTATATTTATCCCTTTTGTAGCACAAATTGCCGCTGTCGAGAATAATGAAATTACAATCAATACAAGTTGGGAAGAATTTACAAACAAAATTAAACCAGAACAAGAGTTTAAGAGTCCTT